GCAACACTACCTCGTAAAGATGCACTATCCATAAACATCTCGTTTGCTAGCATGTTTGCATTGTATCCCAGATAATGAGTGTTATATGCAAGAACATCTAACAAGACGTTCATACCAGAACCCTCAAAATCATAGTCCGTAAATTCTGTCTGTGCTTTTAGGAATGTCTTTAGATTTGATTTTACATCATCAAAATCAAATTCAGTTACGGTGAGTCTTTTATCGTTTACAGCCATTATCGTAATCTCTCTAACATGAATTCTAGGTCTACCTGTTCAGCAGGATTATTAGCCATAATAAAAATAATTTGTATATCATACTCATTTGTATCAAAATTTTCTCTTACATTAACCTCTTGCAATATTGCTCTTGGTTCATACGCAGCAATAACAGACTCTATTTGTTTTCCCAAAAGAATACCTGTAACCTGAGTCATAGGTTCAAATAGAGTTTCAATAACACCACCAAATATGTAAGGTGAAAATGGCTTCTCAAAACGATTCAATAAAACAAGATTCCGAATAGACCGTTTAACTGCTTGAACATCTGTTATCTTATTAACATCTTTTGTTCCAGATGCTTTAGTAAAATATAAGTCCAAGTCTCTGAACTGTCTTACATTACGGTCAATATTATTCTGTCCTTGGGCATCCTTTCTACCCCTTTCATCTAAATAATCAAAATCTGAAGATTTTGTTAAAGTTGCCATAATGCACTCCTGTTTTTATTATTTATAAAGACTTGGGGTCTTTTGTTTTCATAATATATTTTTCTTTTCGCCAAACTTGTTCTGCAGGCACACGAATAAAAGGTTTGTTCGTTTCGTTTGTATTTGGGTTTGGTATTGTCACAAATACTTTCTTTCCCTTCATAAATGCTTTAAATTTTGCCCTCCTAATATCCAGAAGACTTCTTTCTCTTCGCATTGCATTTATAATATCCTTACGAACATTACATCCTTCACCCTTTGATGTATAAGTATCTCTACTTTTTTTTCTCTTAGCCATTAATAATCTCCTTCACTGGTCTATATTCTGTATCATCACTATCTAAAATCTTTACTTCTGATATAACTGCATCAATATTATGATGCCAATAGTTTAAAAATTTGTGTACTCTTGGGTACTTCGGTCTAACATCCATAGTTTGCCAAACAAACTGTTGCAATATATTATCGTAATCTGGCATCCAGTATAAAATGTCAACGGTTGTTATTACCTTTCTTTTTATTATATGCATTTTCCTACGCCGCTGGTTAAGCATCTGGATTCTTCCAATTTGACACTGCGGCGGGCGGATCAGCAGCAAAAGCAACTTCGTCAATACCGTCATCATTTGGATATGCATATACAATATCCTGAGAATTTTGAAAAGAACCTGTCATTCCTCCAAATGTAGCTGCCCTAAATGGTCCTGTAAGGGGAGTTGAAATCCTTTTGCTGCGGGCACCTCCTGCCAAACTAGTAAATATTGCAAGTGCAGCTGCAAATTGTGCCTGTTGTTGTGCATTTTGTTGTGCAACATAAGATCGCTCTGGTTTTGGATGTTTTGTAGAATGTGTTACATTCTGTGATCGACTTACTATCTGACCAATAGCATTAACAATCAAATTTAAAACGCCGGAGGCATTGAGGTTTCTACCTGCTGCAAGTGTTGCTAAACCAAGAGCAAATTCTGCGGCAACTGCTTGTTCTTTTGTTTCACCTTTATTTCTACGTTTTGCTGCTTCAGCTCCAATTCCATTAGTTACCATTAGTGCTTGTTGGGTTTTTGCAGCATCAGGATTGACCCAAGATGTGTGTATAGCTCTTTGGATACTTTGCCCTGCATTAATATTTGCATTAGCATCGCCGGGTTGAATTGGAATGTCACAACCAACTTCTTCAAACTGTGCTTTACATGCTTCATCTAATGCAACAATTCTAGCATTATCTGTTTTTGTAGTTGTATTGGTCGATGGAGTAGTTGATAAAGTAACAGATTTTGCCTTTGCTTCGTTTTTTGTAGCATCAGTTGAGCTAAAAAGAGATTGAATACCTTTGATAATTGCTTGAATGCCTTCCTCAAAAGTATCATATGAGGGAACGTCAGCATCACCATCTGTATATTCATTACCTATGGCAGAAGGATTATAATTATCAAATTCTTTTGTATATTTAACACCGGCCGTGGCGCCTGTAACTTCGTAATCCACCATCTATTATCTCCTCATTCCTCAACAACTTCAAACTCGCCGCCTGATAAGAGAGAACGATCTGTTCCGCCAGCAAACACATTAGGACTACCTTCTGCAACTTTTGTGCAACCACTCAGATTATCATTAACTCTACCACATCCCTTACCATTTACGAAAACAGTAGGAGAGCCAGCTGATATCGGTGCTGCATGAGATGGGCATGGAGGTTTATCGGGAGGCCTTTTGTGAGTTGTATTTTTATCACCCTCTCTGCTTACCCTTTTACCATTTACATAAACATTAGTTGAAGCACCGTTTCTGACCATGCCACTACAATGCGGTGCATCAGCCGCACCTTTAAATGTTACTGCGGGCATTTTCTTTCTCCTGTTCTTTCTTTCCTAAATAATCAAATCTTTTGAGCCACATATGTATTTTATCATGGTCTTCTTGGGTATGTGGTTCTGGTGGAATATCAAAATGAAACTTAATTATATTATCAAATTCTTCTGGTACATCTTCCCACCGTGTATATTTATTAAGTTCTCCATTCACTACAAGTTTAATTTCACATTCATCCGACATTGCTAATTCCTCGTTGTACTAATAAATCTAATCGATACACCCATAAATCTGCATCTCTTATTTCTGACACTGAAGCATAAGTGTTTTTTCTGCTATCATTTTCGTTGCCAACATATGGTTCTCCTGCTGGGCCATGAGAATGATTTGTCGGAGGCACATCTCGTTCTACAATAAATCCTATTCTATCATCTCCTGTTCCACTTTGCTCACTTACTAAAACATCTGGAAATACCACTTCATCTATATTTTGTGTTGAACTCTCTAATATAATAACATCATGATCTTCAAGCAACAAATGATTTTCTAATCCGTCTGTGGATCGAATATCAGTTTCACCATCACCATCCATATCAAGGGCATCAGTTGCACGTTTTGGCCAAGGAGAGGTATATTGATTAATATCATCTCCCCTCCATCCTGCTACATACAGTTGAGTTTCGTTATCACCAAAGCAGAAACCTCTTGGTTTTTCCTCTTCATTATATGGACTAAACGATTTATCTGAATAAGATGCTGTTGACACATCAAATGCTGTTGTTAGTGTATATTGAAATATAGTATTATCACCTTCGGCGGTGGTGCCTCCCTCTAGAATAAACATCTTAGTACCATCTGAATTAAATTGTACTGCTGATGGGCGGCCGTTACCTTGGTCAATAGAGAACTTTTGAGAATATGATGCTGTTGAAATATCAAATCCTGTTGTTAATATATATTCATTAACATCATCTCCTCTCCGACCTGTAATAAACATTTTAGTTCCGTCATTATTAAATGCTATACCATAGGGTTGATCTTCTTGGCCACTTATATCAAGACTTCGTGTAAAAGATGCTGTTGAGAGGTCAAATCCTGTGCTTAATGCATATTCATCAACATTGTCTTGACCTTGACCTAACACAAACAGTTTAGTTCCGTCTGTATTAAATTCTATACTATTTGCCGCATTATCTCCTTGCGTGGAACTTACAACACTAATATCTAAAGTCCGAACAAGAGTTATTGATGAAACATTCCAAGCAGTAGCTACTGAATATTCATAAACATTATCATTATCTCTACCTAATACAAACACTTTAGTTCCATCGTTGTTAAACTTTACATCTCTTACATCATTGTCAGGCACAGAAGCTGATACACGAACAAAAGATGCCACTGAAATATCATCAGTCATTCCTACCCCATCTGTAAACTGCTCTGGAACTAATCTATCTGGACTATCAACATCTTCGAATAATATATTATCTCCAGCATTTGTTGATGAGCCATCTGTTCCATCCAATACAACATAAAATTCTGTTGGTAATTCATCTGAATCTAGTGTACCATCTACACCTATGAGTATATCTGTTGCAGTAGAATTAAATGTTGCTGTTTCTAATAAAATCTCCCTATTATCAACTCTTGTTCCCAAATCTGGTACAAATTTTATTACTTCTGCTATCGTATTTAATGGTATAGAATTATAATCTGTATACGTTGTGAGTGTTCCAGATGTATCCACTATTTGAAATTCGTGTGCCATTAGTTCAAGTTAATCTTATTTGTAGATGTTGGCGAACCGCCACCAGAGTTAAGATCAAGGATTGTACCAGCAGTAACATCTAATTTAGCACCACTTTTTATGTTGGATGTAGTTCCAGCTATAATATTGATCAGTCCATCACTTTGAATTTGCATACCATCGCCGTGACTACTAAATTGCGCCTTTTCTCCAGCAGACAATATCATATCATCTTGGGCCCAAACATTAAATTTATCAGCCGAAACAATTGCAATAGTACCTTGAACCGTTTGTAAAAACATGTCTTTTTGCACAGTTAAATTATACCCACTGATGCCACTAACAGTTCTTCTTTCAGATTTTTTTATAATTGTATCAAAATCACCATGAACTGTTCCCTTTACATCTCCTGTATAGTTGTAAGAGAAATTACCTACAATTTCTTCTGTTTTATTACCATTGGCCTTTGCACCAATTTTTGTTTTCATATTTTTACCAATACTCTGTGTATAATCTCCTTCTACTTCTAAAACATAATCACCCTTAATATATTCATTTTTATCTCCATCAATAAGAACATTACATGTTCCATTAATATGAACAAAAGCACTACCAGCAACTATTTCATAATTATCACCAATGACCTTAATAACTCTTTCGCCCTTTGGATGAAATTCTTCAAAGGTTCCAGAGCTGTGTTCACGATGTATTCTTTCACCGCCGGGTGTATCGTCTATTTCAAATATATGACCTGCTTCAGATTCGTACACATGATTGTAAGGATATACAGCAGATTGATATTCTTGATAATCATATACATCATCGCCCTCTTCTGTCTCAGCCTCTTTTGTAACACCTTCTGCTTTAATACTTTTAGGTCTAGGTTCAGCCCAAAGTTTAACTTTTTGCTCGTCTTTTGTTCCTTCTGTTGCACCCATTGTAGGTCTTCGTGCAATGGGGTTATCAGTTTCCCTCCACAACCTTCTACGAAGCAATGCAAAATGTTCTTCTGATAGTTGACCTCTTGCTAATCTACTTACATCATTGTCAACAAATTTTTGTTTTGTTTGTGGACTACCACGCACAGAGTGGTTTGTAGTTTGCTCACCTATACCATGACCAGAAAATCTAGTTACCGTTGTACCATCTACAGGATATGGACCAAACTGATTAGTTCCGGCGGGCCCGGTCTTTGCTGGTTGTTGAGAAGCATACTCAGGTTGAATTGATTTTGAGCCACGAGGATCACTAAACCCCTTCGTAGGATCAGGTGGAGTTTGTGAAACGCCCGGCAGACTACCGATTATGATTGGCTGCTGTTTTGCTGATGCATCCCGAAAGAAACCAATAACCCAACTGCCCTCAACAAGGAAAGTGGGACTGTTACCCATTCCTTGCATGGAAGGGTCTGTAACTGGATGCATAACATGAGCCCACGGCAAATCTGCCGTTGGAAGCTTAGTTAAATCTTCTGTGTGAAATCCAAGACATCGAACTCGCACTCGACCCAATTGTTCTGGATCATTACGATCTTCTACAACACCGACGAACCATACAAATCCGTCCATTCCCATAAAATTATCAGGCATCACAATCCCTTTTTAAATCAGTTTGTACTGATTATTTATAAGGATTAGTGCAGATCAGGATCACGCCCTAGTCTACCTTTTACGGTATTAAGGTTGTACTCTTCTACTTCAAATGTTTCAGATGGTTGAGAATCTTGAAGCTGCATTACTGCTTCTTTTGCTTCACTCTCTGTCATGCCGTCACATAATATATTCTTGGAATATACTCTATATCTTAACATGGTAAGGGTTATTTAGTATTTTTTCTTTCTCTGTCTCTTGCTTGTGCGAACCCAATTACATGATATGGGTCTGCACTGATGTTTCCAGCAACAATAATTCGATCATGATCACACTGATGTTCTGGCACAGAATGTTTAATCCAGCCGGGAAACATGGTAAATCTACCTGACTTTGGTGTAAGAGAGTATGCATGATCAGAATGAACATCATCCCTACTATCATGGAATACGAGAGGAGCGCAGTTATCACAGCACTCTACGTTATACACCCAGCTCCATATCTGAGGCCAGTGATCATGGTTCTTTGTCCAATCTCCCTTTTTGTATACTGCACCCCAACAATCATATGTCGCAAGTGCAACAGGTGAGGGAGAATTATCATGAGCAATTTCAATTGCTTTGTTTGCGATAATCTCAAAGTCCTTGTCTTCCTCCCACATAAACCAGCTTGTCATATTGGCCTTGACATTTGTTTCCTTATTCTGTATATCACCTATTGACCTACAGGTATTTGAAATGCGTTTCTGTAGAGCAGGGTTGCGATAGAACTTTTCAATAACAGGAAATTTCATCTCAAAGGGCCGAGATGCTGGATTATACTTTAAAGACTTCAGAGCCTTCTCTGTATTCTTGGTATCTTCTTCTATGTAATTAACGAGTTTAGATAGAGAACTCATTTTCGTGGGTATCTACTAATAGGAAGATCAAATTTAAAATTCCCGTTCAATAAATTTGTCTTTTTAATTGATTTAATACTTCCATCAAGTGTGGAAGACGAACATGCAAATAATATTTCTTTTAATAATGCAGCATCAAATTCGGGACTAAAAGGAAGAACTTCATCATTTGCAAAAATAGGAATTAATACTTTTTCCATATAAAGATCATATATCTTTTCTATTTCTTGAAGAGTAAATATGTTATTCTGATAAGCTATCTGATAAACTTCTCTGGTCAAACAACTTAAACACTCACCACAATATTTTTTTTGTCCAGAACGACAAGACATTATACGTTGTTTTAATTCATCTGGTAAATAATCATAAATTGAAACTCTACATGCTCTCTGCGATCCAATTCCAAATGGTTTCTCAAAAGGTATGTCAGTAATTCCTTGCCAAAATTGTGGTCCATAAAAACCATTTTCAGAATTCAACGCTGCAGCAGATATTTCACAATGATTACGTTTTGGGATGGTTCCAAAATTTGTGCCATCCATTTTAATAAAGCTTTGCAGTCTATCTTTTCCAGTAATAACGACATCTACATTTAAATATTCTGCTAATTTTGCCCAACCCCAAGCTCTTTCTAATGAATGGGATGGTCCAAATCCAGTTTTTTTACCATTTCGGGGAACTGCAACCCCATTCACCATACCATCTAATGGTTGAAACTGATCCATAAACTCCTTGGAAACTCCCTGATTATAAACTCTCTGCTCTGGTTGCAGAAAAAAAGACCATCTTGGGGGGTCTGATATTTCTACGTCAAAATCAAACTTACGAATATTTTTTTGGCACCAATCTATGATATCACGGACATATTTCTCAGCATTATCCAAATCATTTTTTGAATAGAAATGTTTCATTCTTATATACCGAGCATATACCTTATCATTCGTATTTACTAAAGTATTACACAGGACAGCAGCACTGTCCTGTCCAGAAGATATGCAGACAAGAGATTTTCTCATGAAAACTTTTTAAACTCCCCATGCTCTACAAGATAATCAATTTCATCTTGATTATCAGAAGCCCTGAACATTATAGTTAGACAATCTCTATATCCAATCCTTGCACTTTGACTTGCTATTTTATCTAATGAATTTTTCTCAAAGTATTTGTGAAATATTTTATCTACCTGTTCCATAGTATATGATTTTGTTTCAACCCAAGGAAGTCTAGCCTCATAAACTTGTCTTGTCAAACAGCGCTCGCACTCACCGCACCAGTTTTCTCCCTCTCGTTTAATATTTGCACATTGATTAATTCTTGATTTTAGTTCTACAGGTAACATATCATAAATTCCTAAACGAGATAATTTATACTTATATGCAAGCGGCGCTTCCAGAGGTATGTCTGTTAATTCATACCAAAAAGAAGTTAAATCACATGTATGTCTATTGTCATATTGACTCCAATTTTGAGATACCACTTCATTCCATTCGGTATTATTACAATAAGAAATATCGTGATATTCTTGTATAAGGTCTTTTCCTATAATTGCAGCATCTACTTTTAGTTTTTTAGCAATTAGATAACGATTCCACACTCCTTCTAATCCCGGCGATTTATAATTTAAAACTGGTGTTCCTTCATATTTGTCAAGAACCTTTTTAGGCAATTGATCACATACTCTATCCTCTGGTGAAAGGTTAAATGACCAATTGGGACTTTCTGCTACTTCTATACCATAATCAAAATCCCGAATGTTTTCCTTGCACCAGTTCACAACATTCAAAATATATGGCTCTGCAAAATCCAAATTGTTTTTTGGGTAATGGTAGGGAAACCTAATATACCTCGCATACACTTCATCATCAGTATTCTTCAGAGTATCATACAGAACAGCAGCACTGTCCTGCCCAGAAGATATGCAGACAAGAGATTTTCTCATGAAAGAATTTCTTCCACAGAAATATAATCGAAGCCCGTCTTGGTCTTAATCTCAAGAAACACGGACTCCATGTTCTTGGGCTTGACAGGAGTATACTTACCCATCTT